CGCAGGCATCTATGTACTGCTCCAAAATCTGCTTGTCCAACGGTATCACCTCCTCGCCCTCAAAATCCTCTGTCTGGCCTCATCCCACTCAGCCGCCCACATCTCTGTTTCTACCCGGACAATCAGGTACCTCTTCTGGTACAGGATTCCCATGTCGCTGTACTTATCGACCTGTGGCCTGCACTTCCAGCCGAATCTCTTTTGCAGCTCAATCCCGCTGTACCGCCCCACAAGCTTCCCGCAATCATACAGGTCATAATATACTGGCCCCGGCATAACATCACCTCCAGATCATCAGCACCGCCATCAGGGAGACCCAGACCATAAGGTAATCCCTGCGGTCAATGTTGTGCCGTATCAGATTGACCGTCCCCGTTATGGCCCACATGATGATTATTACGCTCTTGAGTACATTCAACTTTCTACCTCCTGTATTTCTCATTTGGACATAACGATGTATACGCATATGCCGGCATCCGTGCGGACCAGACTTCCAATTTCGGCCCTCGGATCGCATCCATGTCACTAGCTGCCACTGCTCTCTCCCTCTGAAGTCGGTTCACTCGTCTCTGGGCCTCTGACTTTACAATCCCCAAGCTGCATCCCTTCTTTCTGCCCTCGTAATAGGGCAATCATGTATTCCAGGTATGGATTTTTCTTTTGCCACATGGCCTCATTCGCCTCCTCATAGGTAGTCTGTGTAGTTTCCGCCAGTTATTACTTTTTAAGACAGGAAGTAATATATTGGCAAGTGATCGTGCCATTTCTACTATGCTTTTAACCAGATTTGCAAACGCCTCTGCTGCCT